GCAGCCAGAAGTGTTTGCACGCCCGCCCCGGTGACGTCATAGAAACCGTCAAGTTGCCACAAGTTGTTTGGCGAAGCCGTAAAGTTGGTTAGAGTGAAATTGTTTACCCCAGCGCCAACGCCGTTTGAGTCAAGAGCAAGAACTTGCAACCCGTTGTTGTAGCCACTAAAAACGGACGTAATTGCGTTCTGGGTGTTCACCCAAATGCCGCGAGAAGGCCCATTCAGTTGGCCCGAAATAACCCGATAACCACCCATTTTTCTAGGGCGACCACGTTGGAACCTGACCCACCGGCCATCGTTGTAGAACTGCTTGTCCAGCACCGTTCCATCCCGCTGAATCCCCGGTTGGGTGTCAAGGGTAAAGACTTTGGAAGTCATTAGAACCCCCCGCCAAAAACTCCTGCTGTGAAGTTTCCAGTTCCCGTAACAGCAAGCCCAGTAGCTGTAACGTCAACCCTTTGAGTTCCAAGAATAGAAATTGCAAATTCACCAGTTCCCGGCCTGTAAATGCCCGTTGTAACTTCTGAAGCAAAGTTCAATGCCGGTGCACCAACTGCACCATTTGCCAAAGAAACGGTTGTAGCCCCCGCTGCAATTGACGAAGCATTTAACAAATTCAACGAATCGCAAACCAAAATTACTTGTTGTGCTGCGGGGACTGTAGCCGTAGCTCCGCCAGAATTTGTGGTGAATGTTATTGTGTAACCAGCACCCGTGCCGTTGGTTTGATTGGTGATGTAGTACACCTGAATCGTTGGCGGAAGGATGATCGTCACATTACCGGACAGAGTCCCGGTAAATTTTTGGATGACGTTGGCCGCTTCAGATGACGTTAGGGTGTAACTTCCTGTTGTTACGGCATAAGTCAACTGCGTAAAATTGAATTGACTAATTTGACCAAGGCCAACTGTATAAAACGCTGTCCCTGAGCAAGCAATGATGCAAGAGTCAGATGGCTGCAAGGAAATTGTCGATGCGCCGTTGATCAACCCGCTGGCCGGGGCAACAATCAATGTCCCCGTACCGCCGTTGCGGATCAACATATACCAATCATTGCCAAGCGTAGCCGGTGCCGTCAACGTAAGGGTTCCAGCGCCGCCAGTCCAAACCTGAGCAGAAGCCCTATTGGCAGCAACTGCGGTAAATGACGAACTAAAAGTCGCCACCGAATACGCGCCATTCAACGTGTTGGCAATTGCTCGTAAGCCGTATCCAGCCAGCGTAGCAGCGTCCACGTTCGATGTACCAACACCAAATGCAATGACACCCCAAGTACCGGCTGTTGTTGCGTTGGCGGTCAGGTAGATGTACTGGACAGTTCCCGCAGCAACCGTCACGATTGGTGCAGCACCAAGGTAGTTCTTGACCGTGATGCTGTATGACCCCGTGTTGCGGATCAAGGCATCCTGACCGACCGAGGTCTGGTTGGCCGGAGGCATTAGCAGTGAATACGCACCAGTCACCGAGGTGGACGTAACGTCCATGATCCGGGCAGCAGCGTCATCCAAAGCACTGCCGTTAAGGGGCCAAGTAAGCTGGTTGTCAGAATTGAGTGTTATTGATCGGTAAGAGACATCCGTTGGCTGGATGACTTGACCGGTAAACGGGCTATTGAAGCTCATGAATCCCTCACAATCGCTTGACGGTCAGCCACTCGCGTGACATCTTCTGTCTGCAAGGCGCTGATGATTTGCTGGTATTGAGCCTGCCACATAGGCATACGCTCATCATTTTTAAGGAACGGCATTGCCTGAAGCAGCGTACCGTAAAGGAGCGCCTGCGGGGCGTATTCCGTAAACCAGTTTGACTGATTGGACGAATCCAAAGGTTGAACACGCTCGTAATACAGGGTCTCAAAAGAATAGGCCGCTGCCGGTGTTGGAGCCACAAGCCAGTGCGTATAGTCGTAATCACAGTAGAACTTGGGTACATCAGTCAAAGTTGACTGCGGCCAATATTCACGTAGGTATTCGTACTTACGAAGTAGGACAGGGAAGCGCTCACCTGCCACCGTGACGTTCATTGAGACCGTCTTGCGCCACCGTGCTGGCTTGGCAATAACTGGTTCGCCAATCACCATCGTGCTTTCAACTACAACAAGGTTACCAAGGAACTTGATGTCAGCCGCAATGACCTGTTCCGCCAGCATAATGAACTGGGGAATCTTGATGAGGGTTGCCTCGTCGGTACGCTCTAGGTAGGTCGAAATGTCATCGACCAGACTGTCATACGTCATTACTGCTGCTGAAGTCACGGTGATGCCTTTGTGGTTTTGAGCATTTTAGGTCTCATTGGGGGTAAAGACAACTTCAGGCGAACAGTCTGGTTCCCGCCTTGTCAATTATCAGTGCCTGCCTTCGCGGCAAAATCTCCGGATGGCTCGGAACGCTTATATGCGTCCATGAGTCAAATTCCCTGATGATCTGGTCATAGGGTAGCCCGGAAGCAATTAAAGCCCGTACAACCGCATCTGGAGGCATTCCCGGCACCCTGATGTCCGCAGCGCACCCTAGTCGGTGCTGGCTGGTGTCCTTTGACCCAACAGAGTCATTGACTTGCTTTGACCTGAACCCGCTGTTGATCATGATCGGCTTGCCACCAAGCGCCACCTTGACTTGCTCCAAAAACGCCGCCAGCCGGGTCAGATTTGCCAATTCTGCTTCGTTTGGGGTATTGTCGAACTGGCGATGATTTGTCACCGTTAGCTCTTCAAGCGTGAAGTGTTCAGTCAACTTCATTCGTTGCTACCAATTTTGATGCCAGTGATCAACCCAATAAACCCCCCAACGATGGTCTGGAAAGCTGGCCCAACAATTTCAAAGAGTTTGTTGTTATCAACTTTTTCGTCAAAGAACCCAAGCACAAACACACCGACCATTGCCATCACCGTAGCCGCCAATGTGCAACACGCAATCAACGTCACCCAATTGGATAGGCTTTCCTTGCTCATTTTGCTGCAACACCGTTGATCTTCTCCAATGTTCTTAGGCCACCAAGCCCAAGCATTCCAAGAAGAACCGGCATCATTTCAGTCAGGTTTGCAGGAGCAAGGTCAACCGGGTAGCCAAAACTAGTTATTGCCAATTTTGCAATAGGCAGACCAATCCAGTTCCACGCACAAGCCGTCCCACAGACCCAGCCAATGAATGGCCTCCATCCGGAGACAAAAACAGACGGATTCGCGGCTTCGACCTTGTTGATGTCAAGCTGCCCCTGCACAACCATGACCGCCGCAGCAAGTTGCTGTTTTTCCTCTTCGGACTTATCGGGCCAGATTTTGTTGATAACCGTACCGGCAAGGCCCGTAACAGCACCAAGTCCGGTAATGTCCATTACTTGTCAGCCTTGTTGTCTAGCTTGTTGAAAATCTGCTTGCAAATTTCTTTAATTTCGTCGATGTCACGCCGGTAGTCTTCTTTGGCAACGTAGTCATGTGGCATAGCCCGAACGTCCGAGTCCAAGCGTTCAATGGCGCGGGTGATGTTGTTCAAAATCCATCCCCCTAAGAATGCAGCAAGGGCAACAACTGCGTTGAAAATCTGTTGCATTTCCATGCTATTGCCAGAAGAAGAAGTTAGTGGAATTGCCAGTGCTTGGGGTGTAGCTAATGAAGATCATGCCAGTGCCACCAACGCCACCAACGCCATTGCCAGTTGATGTATTTGAACCACCGCCGCTTCCCCCCGCACCATAACCCAAAGCATTACGCCCAGCACCACTAATAGCGGCACCTCCACCAGAACCGCCACCGCCACCGGCAGTGTTGGAAATATCAACGCCGGTGCCACCATTTGCACCGTTTGCGGCAGTACCACCACCGCCTCCACCACCCAATAAACCAGCCGTGCTTGCAGCGCCGCCACCCGTGCTAAGTGAATTATTGCCACCTGTACCACCGGCACTTGTGGACGCATTACCTCCAGCCGTTCCACCCCCATTACCACCGCCGCCACCGCCATTGCCTTGGGCTGCTGCATTAGTAAAACCAATGCCGCCAGCGCCGCCCGTTCCGTTAGGGCCAGCAGATCCACCGCCACCGCCCCCCGCAACTGCCGAACCAGAGGTGGTTGTAGTTGATCCAGTCCCTCCAGCCCCACCCGTTTGTGAACCAGTGCCACCAGCGCCGCCTACAGACGATGGAGTTGCAGTAGTAGAACCTCCAGTACCCCCGATTGCCGTTGAGGCTCCGGAGTTCCAAGAAGTTGTTCCGCCTGTTCCGCCTGTGCCGCCGTTTGTAGTTCCTGCTGTTCCCCCTGCGCCAATTGCATAAGTAATTGCGCCTGACAGTGTCTGGTTGGTTAGGCCGGTGTAGCCACCGCCACCACCGCCACCGCCCCCTGCTTTGTTTGTTGCCGACCCCGACCTACCGCCGCCACCGCCGCCACCAGCGCCAAAGATGTAGATATTGTTGCTGGAATTGTTCCAATTAGCAGGAGTTGTCCAGCTTGTTCCGGACGCAAGTAGATACGCCGTCAGTGTTGAGGCGGCAAACAACATCCCACTGTTGTTACCATTGTTTGTGGAATTAACACCAGAGTACCATTTATAAGGGGCTGAACCATCTGTTGCAAATGGGGTAAAGTTAATATCAGTTACATTTAAGTAATCTGTTGTTGTAACCGTCCCGCCACCTGAAAGGGCAATAGTTGCCGTAGAAAACGCTGTGGAAGCAGACAGCGTTAAAACATTACCAACAGCACCAGCGGCTGTAAATCCAGCTACAGTTGTTGTTACTCCACTATCAAGCCTAATTGACGTTGCGCCAGTTGCCGCATATGTATTGGTTATATCCAAAAAAGTAGCCGAGCTACTAAACCGTAGTTGCCCAGAACCTCCTTGATTTACAACAGCGTTAATAGTGGAAGTATTTCCGTTAATAATATGAACAGTAGTCGCAGTTCCAGTAATAGTACCTGTTCCTGTACCCGCTGTAGTGGTAAAACCCGTTGGCGCAGCATTGTTAAATATAACGCTATTAGACCCGCCAGCAAGAGCTAGTGTGCCGCCATTAAATGTAAGGTCTTTAGTACCCGCAGCAGTTGCAAATGTACTTGACCCACCCGATAGCGTTAGTGTTTTACCGTTAAGGTCTAACGTACCATTGGTAAGGGTTACAGCGCCCGCTGCACTTCTAGATACGGTAACTGCCGTACTAAGCGACCAACCTCCACCTACTCCGTCAAAGGTAAAACCACCGCTGATAGTTACGCCATTTGTTGCTATTGTTTTGCCTGTTGTTGTGGCGTTAAACGTAATAATTGCGGTTGTAGTCCATACGGTTGCAGCCACTAAAGACATTGAACCACTAATGGCAAATGTTGGGCTAGTGCCATTAGCAAACGTCACCGTACCGGCTGAGACGGTAAGGTCTAGGCAAGTCAAAGCGCCGGTACAAGTTACGGTGTAGGTTGGCGCTGAGTCGAAGAACACAGAGTCAGAGGCGGTCGGCACAGATGCACCAACAGTCCCAGCAGTCATTGTTTGCGATCCGTAAGTGCCACCAACAGAAACTACCCAGTTATTACCTGACCCGCTTACGATTGTCCCAAGGCTAACAAACGTGCTTGAGTACACCGTCATGCCAGCGACCAAAGCTGGTGAGCCTGTAGTGGTCAGTGCTGTGGCAGTGCAAGAGGCCGTAAACGACAGGCCACTTGCTGTAGACCAGTTGGTTGTAGAGCTAGTGTTCCACGTTCCTGTACCACCTACCCAGTATCGGTTAGCCATTGTTTACTCCTGCGGTGTCGTAATAGCGGCTATCCAGTCATTTAGACGCTGCTGTTTCATGGCTTCAATTTCAGTGTCACTTGGCAACTCTTCGCCTTCAGGGAACCACAAAGCGTCTGAAAACTTACCGTAGGTAGTTTGGAACTCAAAGTCGATATACATCGTCTTTCCTTTAGGCAACAGCAACGCAGCGCCATGTGGACGTAGCCACGTTCCACACGAATCCAATGTCAAGTCGAGCCGTGGTCACCGTAGTCGTTGGCAAAGAAACCGTCGATGCTGAGAATGACGCGCCCCAAGTGATGGCAATGGCTCCAGTGCCGGTGATTGCAATCCACAACTTCTGGCCGTTGGTGGGCGTACCCGTTAGGTTGGTCGTAAACGAAGTAATCGCAGCAGACTGTGCAGTGATAACCATCATGTCGTAGCTATCGGTGTTCAGCGTAGGCGTTGCTGAATTCGCCGTACTTGCCAGAACCCGTGGAGTGATCCGCTTGTTCGTAAATGTATCGGTGCTGGAATAGGTGGGAATAGACGCGCCAGCAAGCGTTGCAGCACCCGTGCCGCCGTTACCTATAGGTAGGATGCCGGTAACGCCTGTTGTCAAC